AATAATCGAAGCAGTAGTTCGTAAGGAAGTCAAAAAACAAATGAATGAGATATTTATTAAAGAAGAAAACTCATCTTCACTTACCGAATTAGTTTCAAAACCATTAACTGAAAAAGAGGTCAAAGAACCTATTAGAAAACAGTATAAAACTAAACCTAAGAAAAAGGTTCATTATACAGACAATGAAACTCTTAATAAAATCTTGAATGAAACCGCTGGTGGAATTCCACAAGGAGATGGTGAATATGAAACTATGGGTGGTGGAATTTATGATAGTAGCAAAGTAAATGAAATTCTTGCGAGAGAAACTGGTTTAGGAAATCCTGAATCCGTGAAGGAAAAGAAACGAGAAATAGCAGCAGTTGATTCTATTAAGAAAGCTGGTGTAAATGTTGACCAAGTTCCAGACCATGTACAAGATGCATTAACAAGAGATTATTCAGCAGTTATGAAGGCAATAGACGAGAAAAAAGGTGGTGGAACGAATTATCGTCCATAGTGAGGTGAGTCATGGCATTAGATAAAAAGTTTTTAAAGTATAAACTTGAAAAAATTAAGAATGATAGAATTTTTAAAGACCAAGATACGGAAACTAAAAAAATAATTCGGAAAGAGAATGCAAAATTAGCTGCAGAAGAAGCAGATGCTATACATTCTTATTTGACAGGTGAAGATAATATAGATAAACTTGATAACAAATCTTATATGGAGAACAGATTACCTGGAAGTTTATTTTTAACACCAAAGAGAATTACAAAGGGAAAGAAAAGAGAGTGGATTGGTGGATTAAATATTAGACAGGTTCAGTCTAATCCCAAAACTAAAAAAACGAGATTATCAAAATTGTTGAAAAAATTTAGGACAATAGCCAAGTCAAATATTGAATCGGCCAGACAAATAATAATTCTTAAAAAGATATTTGATAAATTAAATATTACTTTTAGTAGAGATGAAATTAAATTTGATGGGAAGATACAGGCTGGTGGATATCAATCGTCAGATGGTCAAGAAGGAATTACAGAAGATTATATAGTAACTGATGTAATCATAGAAGAAGTTGATGGTGTAGATCAAACACGATATGTTAGAAAAAGAATTATAGTAAAAGATGGTTTAATTGTTGACCAACAAATTATATCATAATAGGAGAATATAAATGGGAGCAAGAGAAAAAGATTTAAATCCTGATATTTTTATAGGATTAAAACTTCCATTGGGATACTCAGATTCAGGGTATTTCAAACAAACTAAAACTACACTTCAACAGGCAAAGTATAATATAATAAATTTATTTAAAACAATACCTGGTGAAAGACTTGGCCAACCAGCATTCGGTTCAGAATTACATACAATATTATTTGAACCGTTGAATGATGATTTTAGTGATATAATAGAAGGGGCTGTTAGAAGCTCACTTAGTAAATGGCTCCCATACATAAACATTAAAAATATAGAAATTACAATGCCAGATTATAATATTAATCGAGTAAATATAGCAATAGATTTTGGATTGTCATTTGAACCTAATAGGTTTGAATCCGTATCAATAAGTTTTGACCAATTTGAATCGGCTGTTAATCAATAAGGGAGAAATTAAATGCCTCATGCACCTGGACATAAAGACGTAAAATATTTAAATAAAGACTTTTCATCATTTAGAGATGGTCTAATAGAATTTGCCAAAACATACTTTCCAAACACATATAATGACTTTAATGAATCAGACCCAGGTATGATGTTCATTGAGATGGCATCTTATGTTGGTGATACTTTATCCTATTATATGGATGAACAATTTAAAGAAAGTATGTTATCTTTTGCAGAAGAAAAGAAAACCATATATGAAATAGCACAAGGATACGGATACAAACCAAGACAGGCTTCCCCTGCATCTGTAATGCTTGATGTATTTCAAACTGTACCATCAGATCCAAATAATGAAGTGGATGGTAAAAGACAACCTAATGAAGATTATTGTCTTATAATTCCAGCAGGAATGCAAGTAACATCTACGAATGGAACAATTTTTAGAACAACGGGTGATGTAATATTTAGAGATTCAAGTTCATTAAGTCCACGACCACAGGATATTTTTGAAGTGGATGATCAAGATCCTGCAAATATTACAAAATGGTTGTTAAAGAAACAAGTAAGGGCAGTTAGTGGAACGATTACTACAGAATATATAAATTTTGGAGCAGCAGAAAAATATAAAAGAATTGCATTATCAAATACTCCAGTATTAGAAATAATTTCAGTAACAGATGGTGATGGAAATAATTGGTACGAAGTTCCATTTTTAGCACAAGATACAGTATATGCAGATTTTGACAATAATACAACCAACTCACCTGACTTAGTAAATGGTAGAAATTTTGCACCATTTCTTTTGAAACTCGTAAAGACATCTAAACGATTTAAAACTTATATAAGACCAGATGGTAAAACTGAAATGAGATTTGGTTCTGGAGTAGCAGCAGGTTCAGATGAAGAAATTATTCCAAATCCATCAAGTGTTGGTTCTAGTTTACCTGGCACACCGAGTTTTCTTGATACAGCATTTGATCCAGCAAATTTTTTAAATACAGAAACTTATGGTCAATGTCCAACAAATACAACTCTTACAATTAAATATTCGTATGGTGGAGGCATAGATGATAATGCAGCATCTAATACTATTAATAGTATTACATTACAGAATCCACAGTTTGATAGTTCTTTGAGTTTAGATAGAAATATAAAAGTTACAACTTTGAATTCTACTGCGGCATCAAATCCAAGACCAGCAACAGGAGGTGGTGGATCAGAAACACTCGAAGATGTTAGAGTAAATGCACTCGCATATTTTCAAGCACAGAGTCGAGCAGTAACAAAAGATGATTATATAACTCGTGTTTATTCGTTACCACCTAAGTATGGTAATATAGCTAAAGTTTATATGATACAAGATGAACAAGTTGCAGCGACAGGACAAAATGAGGCAGACCCGACATTTCAACCAAACCCACTGGCATTAAATATGTATATGTTAGGGTTTGATAATAATAAAAAATTAGTTGGTTGCAATCAAGCTGTAAAAGAAAATATAAAAACATATTTAAGTCAATATAGAATGATGACTGATGCAGTTCAATTAAAAGATGCATGGGTATGTAATATTGGAGTTGAATTTGCAATTTACACTAAGAGAGGATTTAATAAAAATGAAGTTTTGTTAGGTTGTGTTGATAAATTAAAAATATATTTTAATACAGAAAAATGGCAAATAAATCAACCGATAATTTTATCTGATGTGGTATCTGAAATACTTACAGTAGAAGGAGTTGCTACCGTAGTAAAACCATTAGAATCGAGTTCAGAACTTATTTCAATAAATAACAAGTGGGGAACTAAAAATGGTTTAGTTTATTCTGATAACATATACCATATAAGTCCTAATGCTTCAATCTATAATTCTGTAGTTTATCCACCAGTTGACCCAACAATATTTGAAGTTAAATACCCCGATGCTGATATTCGAGGTAGGGTAATGGGAGACTTATAATGCATTATTTTGAATACGCAACAAAAGATACAACATTATATGAACAAAGTGCTAGTATGAATACTGGACTTGATGAGATTCTTGAAATTAGAAAAGATATGAACGAAGATGGTTCAGTAGTAAATGTTTCTCGTGCTATAATTAAATTTGATTTGACTTATGTTTCTAAATCAATATCATCTGGTTTAATACCATCTTCATCGACATATCCAAAATTTTATTTAAATTTATATGATGCTAGTTCAAGAGAATTGAATGTATCACAAACTTTATATGGATATCCAGTAAGTCAGAGTTGGGACATGGGTTCTGGTCGAGCACACTCCAATCCAATAATTGAAGATGGAGCGAGTTGGAAATATAGAGATAATAATGATACGGCAACTCCTTGGTTTGGAAGTTATACCGCGTTACAAGGTAATACTTTTGCAAGTGGAAAACTAACAATTAATGAAGGTGATTATAATAATCAAGAAGTTACTATTGGTGGAGTTGATTTTACATTTGTGGCCCCGACAGTAGGTATACTTAATAACAGCTCTACTCAAATATTCGTAACTTCTGGTTCAACAACTGGTAGTTCTGTTAATGATTTACGAAGTACTATTAATAATACTGCAAGTTCTTCTCTACACGGATTGGCAATTTCTGCTAGTGTAGTTGGTAGTGATCCAGATTATTTAATATTATCTGGAAGTTCTGCAGGAACTAATTCTAATTTAAGTGCAGCATCATCTTCAGGGTTATTTGTATTTAGTGGTGGAACATCTGCACTTGCTGGTGGTACTGATACAACACAAACATTATCTGGGGGTGGTGGAACTTGGTATAGTGGAAGTGGATATGAAGCCTCTCAATCTTTCACCCATGAACCATCAGATTTAAGAATGGACGTAACTGATATTGTATGGAAGTGGTTAGGTAGTACAGTTTCAAATGAAGGATTTATGTTAAAAAGAAGTGGTAGTATGGAGTATTCCACTACTGAAGATGAAGGAAGTACTACACATTATGGACATTTTTTATATTTTGGTAGAGATACACATACAGTTTATCAACCAAAATTAGAAGTAGTTTGGGATGATTCTAAATGGACGACTGGTTCATTATCAGCACTTTCTAATAC